ACCTTTACGATAATGGACATTTACACAATTTGGGCCGACAAAGAAGGCGACATCAGTGACCTTGACTGGGTCAACAACATGAAGAAGTTTTTTGATCATCTTGTGAGTGAAGACAAAATGGTCAGCTATAGAATTACTCGTTGCAAAATGGGATTCAGAAGTATTCCAGACATGCCAGAGTGGATGATACTCATGGAGTTCCGAGACATGGGCCAAATGGATTCAGCATTTCGACGTGTAGCTCCTCTCAAGGGAGAACTCGAAGACAAACATCGCAGCTTCAACCAATTTGTGTCGGGCAATATTCAACATGCCTTGTTTAGAGACTGGCCCGACACAAATTTATGAGTTATTGTGTTTATAAACGCAATGCTATCAAAGTAAAAATACTTTAGTATGAATACAAAAATTATTGCGTCAATGTCTTTGAACAGTGTCGGCTGCACATTTTTAGACTGGAGTATTTTGTATCTTTCGGGTCAGGACAGTTTTTACTCTTTTAAAGAACAACAATTTATACCTCTAATTCAAAATCCAATTACATCAATAAATGCACACGGACACAAGAAAAATCATGTAGCTGGGCATATCCGGAACAAAGAAAGCATTGAGAAATTTTTGTTGAGTCAACAAGGTTTATTGACTTTGTATTTTGCCCCTTTAAGATTGATAGAAGCGTCGGAACAACTACAAATTGATATTCGTAGTCAAGAGTTTGCTACCAACACCAGCAAGATAAAAAATCATGTATTACAAGACTTGTCTAGTTTTTGGAACTATCTACACAGTCTAAAGTCCAAAATACTTTGGATTGCAGATGATCCAAATTTGTCAATTTTACACTTAACTCCAAGACATACCGAGGGCAAGATTACAGATTTAAATCCTACCACCCTGGATGACATTGATAATGATTTTCAGGACATATTTTACCCAGGCAAAAAAAAGTTTTGGGCAGATTTAAATCTTACAGATGTATGGGACGAAAGAGAAAGACGGGCACTGGATTTACGTATAAACGCATGTGAGGACATCAATGAAGAGAATTCAATTCCTTTTTACTTGCCACATTTGCATATTACCACTTTAGAGTGGTGGACTCAAGGAGAGTCAGTGATACAACAAGCAATGAACTTTTGTGAATTAGAAATTGATCAACGTCGTTGGGAGAAATGGCTCAATATATACAATCAATGGCAAAAAACAGTACATAGTCGTCTGTCTTTCTATTATAGGATACCAACAATATTAAATGCCATAGTCAACAACTGGTACTATGATCTTGGAGAATTATCGTTTGAGCAAGAAGTTGCAATACAACACTATTTGATATACAAATACAATCTCAATTTAAAAACTTGGAATTTAGTTAAGTTTCCCAAAAACGCACAAGATCTACACAAACTATTGGAACCTAACATACACCCAGTTCAAGACATTTACAACACAAAATGATCTACTTCGTAGATCAGTTGTTTTCGCTATCGCTCAACAACATTTTATTTCAAGAGCGAAGCGATTAAGTATTCATCCAGATTCAATGGTCACACTTTGCCCGCATAGGGCAAAAGGTGCTTCATCCGAGTTCGGCAAGTCACACAGCATTATGGCAATTACAGAGGCGGTTGTCCGGTACCTCGAGCCACGTCTTATTACAACGGCGGCTGATACAAAGCATGCTGTCACTGTGTATCAACGTGCTGCCCCACGGCAGCGTCTTTTTAGCTTTTTTTGAATTCTGTTCAAACAACCAAACCGCAAGCATTTCACGATCGTCGTCCTGTCAAGGATAGTGGTTGAGTGCTCACTAGCGCGGTGAGGCTTCCATCCCTGCGACCCCGAGGACCAGGTATAGGGCACATGAAATTGACCTGTGCGAGTCGTAACTGCTTGACGGTTAGATTAAATGTTCGAGGCTTTGTTTAACCATTGAACAATAAAGTTCGTTGCTTTTTTTTCCAGGATGTTGACGATCAAAATTAACATCAATTTTGTTGTTTGAAAAGGATTCGTAGAGGTTGATCCATTGCGTTTGATTAATTCCGCCTGCTTCTTGATAGTGTAAGTGTGCTAAGTTGTACAGTTTGTAAATGTCTTCGTCACTGCGATTGTCGATGTCTAAGATTGATTTTTTAGTAAAAGTAGTGTAAGATTCTGGAAGCACATTGTCTAGTTTAACAAAATAATTATTGTCCCATGGGCAAATTCCGTTGATAAAAAATAAATTTTTTATCTTGGTTTTTTTTGCTAAATTAGAAATTATGGTTGTGTATCGAATAACTTTAAGTATTTCCCAGTGTAAATGATGGATTGTGTATAACCTATTGCAAATATCGTTAACGTATTCTCTGGTCCATTGGTTGGTACGATTTACATTGATAGCATGAGTGCGAGTTGAGTTAGCAGTGATATTTTCACTAGTATCCCATAATTCAAATCCTGAATTAAAATTATATCGTGGCATTGAGGTCCATTGACAAAAAATTGTATCAATTGAGTCTCCATACGTTCCAATAGCATTTACTGTGGCTTCAAATATATCAGTGTTGCTTGCACCAGTCTTCCCAAAATTAACAAGTTCGAGATTTGCTAACTGTGCTATATTTTTATGGCAAAGATTAGTCCATAGATAAGGACTGTCTTTACAATCAGTTCTTAAACTTTCGCTTGGCTCGATATCATTCCAGCCGGCACCTGAAGTATAGCTACACCCAGTAAACACTAACTTTTTCATTGAAAAATTTTTTCTCTAATGTGACTGCCGTGAACACGTACTTGAATGTGTCCATTGTAGTAGTCTTTTGATTCTAATACTCTGCGGGAAAATTGTTCTCTTGCTTCAATGTAACTGCATTCGGCTTTGCTTTTACAATAATATAGGATTTCGCGTTGGAATTTGTCTGTGCCTAACTGTTCTACATCCTTGGTAAGCTCAGGGCTGCTACCGTAATAGTCTCGCCAATCGCTGTCCACCTTGGTGCGGATCTTCTTTTTCTTTTTGCTGCCGTTTTTTAATTTGACTGTCTTTTGTGTAGTCTTAGAGAACTTTGCTAGTTTTTTGCCTATATACATGCGGCCGTTTGTGGTGTTTGTGATTAGGTACACAAACCCCACACAATCTTCAGGTAGAGTGTCTACAGGTTGATTTTGATACAGCCAAGTCATGCATAGTAGTTATCGCTTTCACCACGATGTTGCGTAATTCTCATCTACTAGCGAACTACGGCATTTGGTTTGACACTCTTGCCAACCAAACGCACGGAATTCCGAGTTCCAAAAGCTATCTGCTAACGCTTGCTCTAGGGTTTTGTTGTGTAAGTTAAAGTTGTTTGCTATTTGCTGCCAGTCTGAATTGTGATTGTATCTGTTGGCTACCCAGCAGCAAGGGAATAATCTGCCGCGGGCATCAATGTATAAACCTTTGTTGCCTATCTCGCACAGCGGTGTTACACCGTTGTGACTTTGTGTTTGATTGAATAGTTTTAAATTTGTCAAGGGAATCTCTTGCCAAGCACTTTGTTCAGATAGTGGCGTGATTTCTCTCTCGAATCTGTGAGAACTACTAACAAACTTCACGCTGGGCTGTAGTGGATCCTCCGCACCGTAGCTGGGATATACACTACCAAACTTTGTGCTCTTGGTTAGCTGGAAACGATCCATGCCGAGTTTGCGGGCAAAGTCCTGCATGAAGTCTAGTTTATGTTCGTTGAACTTGAACGCTATCGCAGCCCACACAATCTGACAACGACTAGCAGCTCTGAGTGCTTGTAGACCAGCAATGATACTGTCGTAGTCACTGTTGACGCGATACAGATTGTTGCTGTTGTTGTCGTACCCGTCAATGCTAAAGTGTACGCTGTCGTTTGAATCCAGTAGATTGCCTAACTCGGCCCACCATTGCGACTTCTTGTGTGAGCCATTGGTAATGATCACAATCTCAATGGGTTTAATGCCTTTGAGATACTGAATAATTGGAATTAGATCGTGAGCGTAAATAGGATCTCCGTCGTCGCCACAAAAAGTAATTTTTTCTACATTGGCCAGCACAAACTCTGGAGTAAAGTTTCGTTGAAAGAACTCAAGATCTAGTTCAGTGTTAACAAGCCCATCGGGAACTTCTTGGCGAGCGCAACGGGGGCATCGCAAAGTACACTTGCTAGAGACTTCGATATGAAAATGCCAAGTTGCTAGCATAACTCAACTTCTCGCTGCCATTGATTTGTAAAAACAGTACCAGCACTACTAGTGCCACAAGTTGCAACACACACCAAGTTAGGGGTGGTACTGATCCATGAGTCTTGGACACTGCTAAAATCTGTCACAAAATCTTGTTGCCTGGCCCCCAGCCAACAACAAGGACTCATACGGCCTTGTGCATCAATGTAGACACTTTGTTCTTTGAGCGCATGGCAGATTATTTCTGTGCTTTGCACACGCGGTATTTCCCAACCTATTGGTTGCTCCAGTCTGTCAGTGAAGCCGCGTTTTGATATTTTGGCACGAAACCATTTAAAACCCAGATTTCGAGCCAGTTGTTCGCATGCATCAACTTGATGTTGGTTATGACGATATACCAGCATGTCCCAGTGTGCCGACCCTCCTGCTGCAACAAAGGCTTCAACGTTGTGCATTAGTTTGGACCAAGAGACGTTTTTTCTGTACACCGAATTAGTATCTTCGAGGCCATCGATACTGAATACAACGTAGTCTTGTGGTTGATTAAAGATAGTGCCTAGCTCATGCCACCATAATGTGTTTTGCAAAGCACCATTGGTATTCATACCCAGTACAATGTTTTTGTTGAGTTTGCGAAACTCTCTGTAGATGTTCAAAGTGTATTTGCCAGCAGCAGGATCACCGTAGTTTCCACACATAAACATTTTGTCCAGTGCAGCAATGCGATCAGCGTCAAATACCTGCATGATTTTATACATGTCAAGGTGGTGCTGACGATCCTTATGGAACTCAGTATCGGTTTCTCGAGCGCATAGCGGACACGCTGCTTGACATACGTCTGTGGGCTCGAGATGTAAAACTTTTATATCACGCAACATCTATGTCAGTATTATACTGTGTAAAGCCGTTTTCTTTGACCACTTTGAGAATGTTCTCTACACGCCCGGCTAGTTCATCTTTGTGACTCACAAGCCAGATTGATTTGTGACGCTCGCGACTCATCTTCTTCAGCAAGCCCAGACCGTTTTCTACACCTTGAGTGTCCAAACCATTGTCCATGAGTTCGTCGATGAACAGCAAGTTAATAGGGTGGTACAAGCTTTCCCACACGTCACGGAATGCCCAGCTCATTGAAAGAATCAATCGTGTGCGTTCTCCACGACTCAAGTTGTCAAAGTCTAGTTCACGCCCTAGCTCTTCAATGCTTACGCTCAAATCGTTTTGGAACTTCACAGTGTGTGGCAATCCAATGCGATCTAGATAGTGCGTGAGGCGCTGGTTCAAGTAACTCAAGTTTTGGTCAATGATCTTCTTGCGTACAAAACTGTCCTTGCTGGTCAACAATTTGAGCAAGAAGTCTTGATGTTCTTGCAAGCGAGTAAGTTCATTCAGCGTGTCGTAACTTACAACTTGTAGAGCCTGCCCCTGCATGTCGGAAATCTGTTCTCCGTAGGGATCAGTTTCATTGCGGCGTGCAGAAAGATCTTTGGCAAAGCCATCCACAGTGTTTTTGTGATTCAATGCCTGCTCGAGACTGTCGTAGAATACCACAGGTGCAGTTCCTAGTTCGCCTAGTTCTTCTAGCTCGTTTTCGTATTCTACCAGTTCGTTGCGCTTTTCTTGCCAAGAAGTATTGATCTCCGCTAACTCGTGAAGCTTGGCTGTTTTGATTATTTCGTGCTGATTATCGTGAATGTCTTGCCCGCAGGCATGACATTTGTGTGCATTCAATGATGCAAGGTCTTGCTCTAGCTTGACTCGACTTTTTTCTAATTTGCTGATGTCTGCTGCCACAAGTCTGTGGTTTCTTGTGCAGTCATCGATTTGCTTTTTAAGTCTCTGATATAAGTCTAAGTCTCTGTGTGCTTGCACTTCTCGATCAATGTCAATGTGTTCAAGATCAGCAATGGCTTGTTCAAATGCCGCACAATCCTCTTGTTGCTTTTTAAGCCACAAAGACTGACGTTTGCGCAGACTTTCGATCTGTTCTTCGATTCGTTTGTTGGCTTCTTGCACTGCACGAATGCGGAACTCTTCTTGGCTAATGGCATCTTTGGTTTGCCTGTTGAGTTCTTTGATACGATCTGCACGTTCGCTGAGTTGAGTAATACCCAACAACTGCTCAATGATTGTGCGCTGCTCGTTGGCTTTCAAACTTAGAAAAGGTTCGGTGTATGTGTTCAGTGCAAGAATATGCTTGAACATGTCATGACTCATGCCCAGAATACGTTCAATGGCTTCCTGTGTTTCGCGACTGTCGCCTTGTGCTTCGTCTGTTGCTGCTTGTTCTTCGTTGTTAACATAGAACTTTAACACATTAGGTTTACGACCTCGCTCGATTCGGTATTCTTTACCACCTACAGAAAAGTCCAAACTTACCAGCATGTGTTTGGCATTGGTTTTGTTTACAAGATTGTCTTTGCGAATGTTTGAAAGAGCTTGACCGTAAAGTGCATAACTTAGAGCGTTGATGATTGTGGTCTTACCTGTTCCATTACGACTACCATCACCTCCGAGGTCTAAATTTTCTCCTAGTACCAAGGTAAGATCTCTACGATCAAAATCGATACCTTGTGTGGCGTTGCCTACACTCATAAAGTTTCGAACAGTTAGTGTTTTAAAATTAATCATCGATATTCTAATACATGTAAAATAAAACTAATTCTGCTACAATCGTGCTTGACTATAGGTGCGATGCTATGATAACAATTTTCTATAATTAGTAATTGACCTGGACAAATTGGTATTTTGCTATGCACCGGAAAGCCCGCGCCCGTTGTGTGTAAGAGGAAATCCCCTCCCCACGAAGGGTCCCATTTGTGATTAAGATTACATATTACAGTAATTGCACGAGAAAATCTAGTGGTATCACCTCCAAGACTCCCGGGATCTTTATCTCGATGCAACGGGGTTCCAGTTGATAATGGTGGTGTTATTTTTAAATCAATCCAATGAACATAGTGACTGGGTAGATGAACTGCAATTTTATTGTATAAGTTTTCCCATTCGGGTGGTGTTGAATCTAGCCACCCGGTTGACTCCCAATTCCCGTCCCATCGATAATTGTTATATAGATTTTTTGCAAAATATTTGATATCTTTTATAGAAGGACCCGGAATCCAATCTCTAGACATCAAGGATTGATATTTTGCAATTTCTTCTGCTGTTAAAAAACTATCGTTTCTTAATAAAATATTAGGAGATGTCATAATAAATCAACAATCTGGTCTGTAGAATCTATCCAGTTTGCAAAGTCATTGTGGGGGACTTCGATCCCAAATTCCAACCAGATATAATAATAGATCACAGCCTGTGTCCATAGATCAGTTATGTGTTGCAAATTAAAAGTTCGACGACTACGAACGCTGTTGATTACTTCGTGGGCTATCATTATAGGATCAATGTACGCAGCATTTGCTTGCCTCCAGTGATTCCAAAGCGGTTCGAATGGCAAAACTTTTACAAATTGTAATAAACGATGGTAGAATTTGTCATACTCTAACATGTGTTCGATGCTTATACAATAGTCTTTTTCGGGCTTCCAGGAATGTCTTAATTGGTGGTCCCTTAAAAATAAAAAATATTTTTCTCTTTTGGCCCAATTATCTGTCCTGTCCCAATCACCATTCAACGCCAGTTCTTTTTCGATACTACTGTTCATAGCCTTGTCGATACAGGTCCGGGCAACAATTGCCCAATCCCGATCGTGATAGCAAATTTTAATAACTGTAGAATTAGGAAAACTATTTCTAAAAACACAACTTTCGTCTTGTATCCCGTTGTCTATTAACACCGAATAATTCTTGTTGTTGTCAAACTCAAAATTATATAACCATTTATTACGATAATATTTAGGGACAACAAGATCAAGACTATGGCTATTACCATTTGAAGAAAAGTTTAAAGTATTCTTTGGTCTTACAAAATTTTCTCCGTACAATGACAGCACCGCATTAACAAAGTGCCCGAATCCTCCTGACGGATACCAAACACAATAAATCATAAATTCTGATAAATTTTCAACAGCAGTTTGTTGTCGTAAAATTCGCTTTCGATGTTAGTAAGTTGATCCACAACAATTTGATCTACTGATTCAAACTTGACCTCGCCGGGCGCCATGTCCTCATCAACACCTGCTGTCTTGTTGGGAATCAACGCCATTTCTCGTAAACCGTATTGCTGAATAAACGTTTCTTTGATGAAGTTGGCTTCTTCATAACTTATTTCGATGTCGAGATTAACTCTGACATGCATCTTGGGACAAAGCAGTGTTGCAGCGTTGTCAATAAGGTTCGCAAGCCCATAAACTCTGTAAGTAGGCTGATCGGGCCAAGCATGATATACCGGATCTTTACCCCACTCCAGAACAGTGAGACCGCGTTCGTCGTCGCCGGCATCGGCATAATTGTGTGGGAAGGCATTGCCAATATATGTAATGTTCTTTTTAGTTTGTCGCTTGTGAAAGTGACCGGTAAACACATGACCAAATCCTCCGAGGTCTTCGCGCTTGATTTCACCATGATCGGGCATCTCTACCATGGCGTTCATCAAGTATCCAGGTAGCTCAAAATGTCCAAACAAGTAATCTCCGCTCATTTTGGCCAAGCGTTTATGATCGTCGCCACATAGCCAAGGGGCAATAATGACATTACCGTCGCTGAACCAATCATTGCAGATTTCCACATTAGGGAGGTGCTTCGCCCACTCCACGCTTTGAATGTCACGTTTATCGCGATAATATAGATCGTGGTTACC